ATACTCATCACTATCAAATAACCCGTTACCCAATGAGTACACTTGGAATATGTTTGAATTCCTATATGTTAAAGATAATTCAACGTACTCATTCGGTGTTAATCCATGAGACCCAATACATTTAAACGATATTAGACCATTACCATTAATTTCAATATTTTCAATAATAAATGGAATACCTTCTTCAGCTAACCAATCCATATCCCCATTAGGTAAATCAGAATAATAAACCAACTTCTTTTTATAGTTATTAACATGAGGATATGTTAAATAATACATCCAATTATATGTGTAAGCACTTTTTGATTTATAAGGAAAATGTTGATTATCCACAATTGGTCTAAAAAAATCAAACTCATAATACTGTGGAAACCCCTTCCAAGTTCCACTGACAAATGATTGTTCAGGGTTTACATAATACAAATTATATTGGAAAGGTAAAAATGTTGTGGTTCCCGTATAAGTGTTGTCATACAAATACTTAACCTTAAAAGTTGGTCTAAAAACAGTACAACCTTGCCTCTCGTCATCATAAACTTGAGCAAGACTTATTGTGGCACTTCTATCGTATTCCGTTATCTCATGACTTGTTTGGTCTAAAGATATTGAAACTTTTTCATCAACAGAAGGAGCCCCTTTATATTTAAGGTTACTTGGTATTATTGTGTAATTATTCATCTATCGAATATAGTTCTTTAAATTTATCTAAAGCTGTCTCACCTTTTATTAACCCAAAATAGAAATGATTTGGGGCACCAACCAAATATTTTTGAGTTGGAACATCCCAATTACCCGCATCAGCAACATAACTAAAGTCAACAACATTTGTTGCAGTCCCATTAAATAAATATCCACGAGCAAATAGGTCGCTGATACTGTAAATTGATGGAATCATATAACTTGGATTAATAATTGCTCTCCTATCAAGAGACTGATATTTTCTTGAAAAAATGTCACTTGTATTTGTTGCCCAATTATTTCCTTGGTCACCAAAAACACCCGCATTAGGAGTGTCATTTATCCTCCATTGGTAATATGGAACTTCTTGAGATTTAATACCATAAGGATATGTTATCGCGTTTGCGTTATTTGATGGTCTAAAATCAATAACACCTGGGGTTAAGAAATCTTTGTTTTGTAAATCTTGAGTCGTTGATGAGAAAAATACCGCCATTGTTGGGTCACTAGACCCCGCTAATATCTGTACTGGGTCATCAACAGAACCCGTAACTTGATAAAACTCAGGTGAAAATGGTATTACCCCATATTCAGAATTAATCGACATTGATTGTGCTAAGTCCGCATCAATTCTTCTTGAACTACCATCTCGAGTAAATAACTGTTGCAATGAATTATCACCTAACGCAATAATTTGCCCTAAAAATCCCTCATCTGTAATTCTTGAAATAACAAATAAATTAACTAAATCTGATGTATCCGAATAACTTGTAGGTGCTAAACTTTTCATTATGTACCCTTTTGCCGATGGGTCAAAAATTATTTCTTGGTAAAAATCATCTTTTATACCTAAATTAATAATTGTTGTTGGGAATAATAAATTTCTTCTATTTACAGGGTTTCTTAAACCTGATACCGGTCTCCCAATAAATCTACCTAATCCTGAAGTACTATCAGTTATTCTATACGGAGAACTTCTATAATAAAAATTATTAGTATCTTTTTCAAAATATACTACCTCATTAGCAAATCTTGGTGCTTCAGGTTGATTTAATTTATTAAAATAGGTATCAACTTGTATTGGAAATGCATATAAACTACCGTTAACCCAATTATTCATAAATGATTGTGATAATACTCCTCGACATAAACCATAGAAGAATCTAAACCTGAATCCCCATTCTGCGAATGTCCCTAAATCTTGTCCCAAATCAATTAGTGGTTTATTAACCATTATGTAACAACCATTTTCAACAACGTCACCAGCTTGACATCCCGGTTTTACACCAAAGTTCACACCGTTTCCTTGATAACAATCCAATCCAACCATCTCTTCACAAGTACCTAAAGTATTTAATACGTTAGTTGCCCCAATTTGTCCTTCAATATCCGCAGTTACTAAATCAGCACCTAACGAAATTGATGGATTATTAAATAATTGACCACCCCCTCCAATAGGATAAACAGCAAATCCTAGGTTTTGTTGTAATAAACTAACACTACCTGTTAAAATTTCCGCATTATCAATATAATCAGAAGATGGTAATCTATCAGTTCTCATAATAATTTGAGATGAGCTAGTCATATTAACTTCAGATGTACCTGTATATCTTGGATATAATATAGGACTAAAGTATGTTGTTTGAGGTAAACCCCGGAAATACCACTCATCAAATCGCCAAGAAAGAAAACTGTTAACAACATATGGCCCAAAGGACGCTATAATAGCCCCTCCGGATAAATCTTCAGAACCATCATAAAAACTATTAGAAATGCTCGAAGAGTAGAAACGATTATTTGTTTTTGAAGTAACACCTCTTAATGGTGGTGCCCCTAACGGTAAAAAAGGTTGTTGAATATAGTTTGTCGAAACTAACGGATTTATTGATGGAGCTAATGCTGGTGTACTAACTTGAGGTATTGGGTTTAACGATGAGTCCAACGCTCCATAAAACCCAAAATTAGGAGTTGTATACGCAGAATAATTAAGCCCCGGACTTGTTTGTCCCGGAATTCCCGGTGTATAAAAATAAGATGAATAACATATATTATTTTGATTACCATGATTTTGAACCGAAATACCATTAGTCGTTGGTGGAAGAGCTTGTATTGGAATATTCATTCTTGTCATCGCGGTAAAAGTCACCGCATCTTCATTTGGATATCCTAATATACGTCCAATACCATATTTATTCATCATTAACGGAGAATAAGGGTCAACCCCTCTTTGTAAAATAAGAACTTTTTGATTTTCATAATCTTCAAAACTTGAAGTTGGTAATGTATAAGTAGCCAATGACAATGGGTTATTTACGGACCTAGGGATAGGTCTATAATTTGGATAAGTAAGAGGAAGATAATTACCCTCAAAACTACTTTGATAAAAAGTAATTAATTTATTTTCAGCATTTAACGTATTCCAAAAACTTGAACCAGTTTGATTATCACCCGGAAATGAATATTGTGGTTCTCCATTAACAATTGTTTTAGTAATAGTAATAGCGGTCAATACCTGATAATATTCAATATCCGATGGATAAATATAATTTTGACAACCCACACCATAAGTTACCGCAGAATACTCCGCGGTACCACCTGTATTTGTTAAATCAATACAATCAACATTTGTAATACCTGTAACTAACGGAAATTCAGGACTAATAATTCCCTCAGGATTAGTAGTACCTGATGTTTGACCTGTAAATAATAAAGTCACTTTAGAACCCGGACAAGTTCTATAAGTCACAGTTCCCGGTTCGGTTATTGAAATAACCATACTACTCACACATTCAGCCGGATATGCGGGAATATCATAAGTAACAACCGTATCGGAAGTTTGAGTAAGAGCATAACGAACATTAGCAGTAAAAGCACTTGTCTTAAGGATACCATTAATACCATTAACAATATAACCTCCCGATGCTGTGGTTGCAGAATATAAATAATTTTTATCTTTAGTTTTTAATGGGTCAACAAATGATAATAATGTACCCGGAGTTAAATCCGTAGTAGATAATACTGTTAATGTATTATCAAAATGACTTCTTGTACCGTTTGTTGCTAATGAAAAAGTAACTTTAATTTTATTTACATTATCAAAAAATTTCTTTCGAGTATTATAAATATTAACCCTTTCACCAGGAGGTATTGTTGTTCCTTGTGATGTATTACCCCCTCCATCAGGAAATGTGTAAACACCCGAATTATTAGTTTTAAAAATTGTTGGATTTTTTGGTTTAACTGACCGACCAGAAATCGCCTCAGCTTGCATATTTGATTCCAACTGAAAATATGAATCATAATCTTCATTATCAGGACCAATACCGGGCCAAGTACGATTTGGTATTGAAAGACTATTAGCCTCTAAACCAGCAGAATATAAACCAGGTTGTGACAATTGAGATATTAACCCAGGAGATGGACTAGATTCTTCCGTTGCATCCTCTCCACCCGGTTCAGTACTTTCTGGAACACACTCACAAGACTGACAATCAGGATAAGTTATCATTGGTAATTTAATTCTACCAAATTTATAACTAGTAATTTGTTTAAACTTAAAAATTAAAAACGCCGCTGCTAAAGTATACAATAAAGCCATTGCAAAAAACCCGGCAATCAAACCCGCAGTTGCACCAAACGCAGCGGTACCGGCAACCGCTCCTCCAAATAACGACCAATAATTAGTTGCGTTTGCCGTAAAATTTACAATAAGATAAGCAACAAGTATAACCGCAAAATTATTCCATAAAAAGGCTAAAAAATGATAAATTATCAAAACAGGTAACCCAATTAATTGTATTACTTGTAATATTATTGAAAATATAAAAAAGAATAAATCAAAATTTCTAAATCCTTCATTAACCGGGAATTTATTAATAGTGGAAGCACATTCATTACTATCAATTTCTTTAATACCAATAAATCTACCTTTAGCACCATTTTTAAATTCATCAATAAAACCTGAGACAGTATAAACTTTATTAAACTCAAACTGATAAAAAGTATCCTCACAATTTATTTTTTGATTTAAAATATTGTTTTTCAACTCTACAGTAGAAAACCCTTCTGTATATCCTGACCAATCAAGTCCAAAATAATATGAACTTTTTTGTCTCTGTTTATTTTGAGCACTAGCGTTTGAACTAGTAGGGTCACCATTATCCGATGACCACCCATATTCTTTGACATTTGGAACTAAGAAATAAGCACGTCTTGTTTGTTCTGACAAACTAGGAGACTGAGACCACTTAACTTTAAATCTATATTTTCCTTTAGTTGGAATACCTACTGCAGGGTCATTTGAAATTACTTTTTCACCAAATTCATTGGTAATAAAATAATCCAAATTCATTGGTAATTCGGTTAACCAAACCCCATTACCATCAATAATATTACCTGACTTTTCTAATTGGAATAGTTCAAGTATTGGATTACCGTCTGCATCATAATTAATTGTTTGTCGTATTGCTAAAATAGACCCGGGACCCGCAGCCAATTCACATAAATTACCCATATCGTCCTTTGGCTTGGCATTTCGTCTAAGTCTCTGTGAATCAGCAGTTGAGTAAATAGACCCCATGAATACCGAAGTTGGTTGTATGTCTATATTGGCATCATCTCTAAGGTCAAAGTCAACACGGTTAACCGCAATTTGGCATATTTCAGGGTCACCCCATAATGGCGCAACCGATAAAGTTCTTGTTAAACTTACAATTTGTGGTAATGACGATAAATCATTTGAGGTTTTAAAACGGTTACCGGCAACTTGACCTTCAGTTGCTAATCCCATTCTAATTAAATCCTGAGGAGTTAAAGAAAATTCCCCAATATCTGATAAGTCAACATCCATTACTAAAGTTTGCGACCCTAATGGAACCCCCATTATCATATAGTCACCACTCTCGTTTGTTTTTGTTGTGTATTTGTAGTATTTGTCGTAAATTTCAACCGCAATTCCATCGGTTAACGCATCATCTCTTGTAGGTAAAGTACCTGTTGCTGCGTGAGCAGAATATGACTTTTCATAAGGTAAAAGATTATACCTAAAACCATCTTCATTTTTATCAGTTGGAGATTTATAAGGGTAGATACTTGATATCAGTGGATTAGATTCATCAACCGATGATATTGGGATAAACACTGATACTCGGGCATTTGGAATACCAAAACCATTATTTGCAGTAACCCTTCCAACAACAACACCGTATTCTGAACAACTTCTACTATAAACGTCAGTTTGTTGTATTTTTAACGATAAGATTTCTAAGAACTCAAAATCTTGGTCTAACTGAACATTAATTGTTTTGTTAATACCTAATTCGGTTCTAATTCTATATGACTGACCCATTCAATTCCTTTAATTTATAAATAGTTTATGTGTGATTTTTCAAATTAACACACACCATATTTAATTATAAACTAGTTAAGCCAGAAATAAACCTGTTAAGAGAAGGTAACTGATTGGAAATTTTTAACAGACACTCTAATATCTTTGTTAGGATATCTAACTTGGTACACTTGGGATGGTTGTGCAAAAATTGTATCATCAACAGTTGCAATTTCTTTAGTTTCAGCATCCGAATATTCCATAGATGTTTCGGCAGATGAATATTGACCTCCAACATTATTATAAACGTTTAATCCCGCAACGGTTAATACACCATTTTGATTCTGAACAATACTTTTTAATTCAGATAAATAAACATTTTGACCTAACTCTCTTGTTTGAGGATTGAAGTAAGTTGAAATTCTGTCAACAACATCCGAAATAACTTGTCCTGAATTTTGAGCAGAATCTAAAACAATCTGAACATCAATACTCAAGTCAATTACTTCAGCCGTTAATATTGAAATATAATCATTCATCATTCTATAGTTTGATAGATAATTTGCAACATTCTGTCTTAAAGTATCCGACACAATACTTGTTAATTTTCCTGATGTATCATAAGATAATAATTGAATTAATATCTTATTATTATTTTCCGTAATTGAAACTTTCGCAGGTGCTCCAAACTCAGCCGGCATATTTCTAATAATTGATTCATAATCTTGAACCGTAACCGCTCTTTTTTGAGCCGAGAAGTTAAACGATACATAGTTTCTAATCTCTTCTAATGACGGTACTCCAGAACCCCCAATAGCTGCAGTCACGTTGTTACATCTTAATGAATTAACCACGGATGAGTTTGTTGTTTCAGATGGTCCGTTTACAAAGAAGTTTACAGTACCAATTTGATTAATAACATTTGTCCCTAAATTTGTTGCCAATCCACCACCAACTCGATATTGAATGAATAGTGTTGAGTTAGGAGTTAACGCAGACCCTAATGAGAAATTGTTTGAATATCTTTGTAAATCAATTGTTGCACCAACTGTTGTAAATTGGTCTAATGAATCTTGAGCGGTATTTGTACCACCACCAAATGTCATTTTTTTAAATCCTTCTGGGGTATATTCCGTTATAAATCTATTAGATGTTTGGATATACTTTCCAACCTTAATACCCGGTTGGTCTGATACTTTTGTTGGGTCTTCGATGAATACTCGGTCTTCCGCAAGTGCGTCAACCTCATACCATTTATTAGATGCCCCTAAAAATTCCGCAGTAGATGGAACATTGGTATATTCGGTACCACTTTTCAGTAATACACTTGTAATACCTAACACATTTTTTTCAGGTAAGAATAATTCAAAGAATGGTTTAACATCATTTGGAGTAATAACTCTTTTGAATACTTTGGTAATACCATTAACAACTAATTCTCTTTTAGTGATTGTATAGTTAATTAAGACATTATTGGCATTGAAGTTAGGTATTTTTAATCTATTAGGGAATCCTTGTGCATTATATGGTGAAGTAAAATCAACATCATAAATGTTTTCAAACACAATACCCGCACCAACTACTTGAGACCCTCTTGTTAACACCCCTAAATATCTTTCATCTTCTTTGTCCCCAAACGCAGGAACCGTTATTGAAAAATCAACCAAAGACACCGATGGTCTTTGTCCCGGTAATTTTAAACCATAAGTTCTTGCGATATTATAGATAGACGACCTTTGTTGAGCATATTGTAAAACGGTCTCTTGAATACTTCTATCTATATGGTAGTGTAAGTTATCCGCAACCGCAGCGTTCAAGTCTAAGAACACAGAGAACACAGAAGCGTCGTTGAAGTCCTGTATTAATTCAGGGTAGTAAGTTCTTACATAGTTTAATAACTCAGTTCTTATTCCCTGATAATCTCTTGTAGTATATGATATATTACGATTTGCCATACAATATTAAATATTAATGATAACGAAATCACTCGGTCCGAAAGTACTCTTATCGGTTGAGTAATCTATTTTTATTTTTGCGGTATATTCTGAAGTCCCTTTACCCGGAAACCGATAAACAGATGACTCACTACTTCCCACCGTTGCGGTGCCCATAGCCAAATCAACTTCTTCTTGAGGGTCAGCCGGTGATATAGTAATTTGATTTAATAATAAATTCGGCATAAATGTACCAACAGCTTCCCTAATATCAGATTCAATTGCGTCAAAAGTTAACCCATCAAATGGTTCAAATAAAAACTCATAAAGTCTTGTCCCAAATGTTGGTAAATAATATCTTGAACCTTTTCGAGTCAAAAGTAAGTGAATTAAATCCGCCTTAATTTCTTGTGATTCTAATTCTGTAAGTTGTAGATAGTCACCTCTTACCGAATCCCTAAAAGGAAAATTAATACCATATGTTGTTCCGTTTGCCATATCTATAATTATAGTGTTATGATTATTTCTTATAAATACCTAAAAATAAAAAATCCCGACATTGCCGGGATTAATATAATTATCGGTAATTTTATTATGAACCACATCCAAAACATTCAAATTCTGAATCTGTTGGTTTTACTGTAGGTTCAACAAGATTCACTTTTGGTTTTTCTTGTTTAA